TTAGCTACTACGTTCCTAGCGAAGTAACCCTGTACACTTCCAACTGTCTTAACCATTACCTTCTCTGCTGCTGATAAGTTCCTCATTATATCATGCAACTCTGTTTGTTTACTCAAGTCCTTAGCTACTGCTTTCCATAATGTGTTATGTGATGTAGGCTTAGTAGCATGGTTAAGTATTCCCATGATGGTATTAGTAACATCACTATACTTACTCTTACCAAATTCGCCAAGTGCTTTAGGCATATTCCTCTCAGCCTCAAATAGTATAGTGTTAGCTTCTAGTGCATCATGTTCCGTTATCTCTGTACGTAGGTCAGCACAGGCTAATGCAGTACATAACTTGAGCAAGTGTGTAAACCTTCTAGTAGCATAGTCATTGAACCTACCATCTTCTATTCCGGGATCTTCTTTATAGATTCTATCTAGGATAGCAGCAGCTTCGGGTGATTTAGTAATAGCCCCTGTCATCTCCTTGATATCTTTAATCCTATCTATAAGCCACTCATCAGCTCCTGCTACTATCTCAGCAGGAAAGGTTATCTTTCTGTCAGTAGGCTCAGAATGGATAAACAGAACCCTAGAGAGGAAGCCAGTACCCAGTGCCTCAGGGGGGCAAGCGAGTCCAAACCCCTTAACAGTAGCACCTCCCAACACATTAATAGTAGGCTTGTGAACGTGAACGCTAGAACCGTGTAGCTTAGGATGGTCATAATAGTCTAAGTTATCCCATAGGTTAGTTAGTAAAGTTAGGAACTGCATATTGCCATGTCCTATAAAGTCTAGGAACTCTCCAGCACATATGAAAGTCTCTGATGGATTCTCTAAAGTCATTAGCTCTAGGTCTTCATAATCATCAACGTCTAGCTTGTATTGCATATCAACTAAGAACCTTTCAGTAGAGGTCTTGTCTTTAGAGAATGATTTGTAGCCTGAGCTGTCCAGTAGTCTCTTAGTTATTCCTAAGCCTGTACCCTTCCTAGCTCCTGGAGTTCCCATGAGTAGTATGTATTGGTTAGGGTATATTCTCATATGTCCAAACGGAAACCATACATCTCTACCTAAGGCAGCAGACACACAAGCTATAGCTGACCAACGAATGTATATAGGAGGAGCTTCCGTCTCCCCTACGTACTTGAAGTATTCCTGTAAGAAGGTCATCTACTTGATCTCTTTCCATCGTTTACTATAGCTGAAGTCGTTTGGTATTATCATCTTCTTACCATGTACTATTGTTTCATCATACAAGGCTTCTTCTAGTAACTTATTAAGATCAGGTCTACCTTCTCTAACTTGGCTGAATACACTATCATGTATCTGAGCCTTGAGTCTTATATCCTTTGGGTACTTCTTCACTAACTCCCATGTATTCATAAAGCCTTTGTTCAGTATGGATACACTTAGGTTCTGGGGTTGGTGAGCAATAGCAGATCGTTGCATATTATGATCCTTCATTATATCACCAAAGAAATATCTAGTATGCCCTAGTGGCGAGCGTAGTAGATGCGTACTTGCTACTTCTGTCTTGATCTCAGCGTACCACTCACGGACTCTAAAGAAGGGAACGTGATATATCTCTAACAAGCCATGAGCGAATTGCTTTAATGTTTTTTGACCCGTCTTAGGGGCGGTACTCATGGTGACGTTCTCACCGAGGTCGAGGGCTGCTTGTAGCAGTATGGCTACCCCAACATTATCTATAAAGGTCTGCGCTCCCATGACGTAGTTTGTGCCATGACAAATCTTCTTGAGTACTTTGTTCCTGAAGTGCGTAGTTACATCTTCATACTCTATGTTAAAGAACTTCTTACCTAGTACTCTATAGAAGTCACGTTCCTTATCCTCAAGAGCTTTGATTAATGCCAAGTCCTTAGAGCAGTAGGCTGTACACCTAGCTTCAGACTGGCTCTTATCTCCTTCAAGTAATATGAATCCTTCATCAGCTACAAGCATAGGCTTAGCATACATAGGTATATTCTGCACCTGAGTACCACACCAGAAGCTAGAAGATCTGGCTGCCATTCTCCCTGTGTCTGTACCAAAAGGATCTAATGAATACATTAGTCTATTGTTCAACTGAAGGAATGTGAAGTAAGTGCCAACTGCTTTTCTATCAGTCTTATAGTTTGTGATAGCATCAGTCAGACGTAATAGTATTGGGTGCTGAGTGCCAACTGCTGTAAGATTCTTGGAATCAGTAGACCTTAGATTCTTCTTCCTAGTCTTAGCGTTCTTACCTATGCGTGGGTCTTTAGCACCGAACACATCATAGATCATAGCTGCTGTTTGCTTAGGACTAGATGGGTTGAAGTTAGGATCAGCTACCATTACTCTTATCTTAGTCAATAGCTTTTCCATACTACTTTCGTATGTGTCTAGTTGACGCAGTCTTTCCTCGTTGTCTATTAGAATACCTTCGAACGCACAGTAGATGCAAGGGTAGACAAGAGGGAAAGTGGCAGCATAATTAGCCCTAGCATAAGCAGGGAGATGATACATATAGTATAAAGAAATCCTAGCAGTATACCATGTATCCAATGCGTTATAACTCCAATACCTATTGATATCTTTATCATTATGAGCTGCACTAGCTTCTCCTTTCCATTGTACATAATCGGGTAGTGTGATAGATGCTACGAAGGATAAGTCTTTAGGTAGTTCTGAGTACTGTGAATGAGCTAAGCCCATAGTATCTAACACCCAGTTGTTTACCCAAGCTCGATAGACAGCAGAGTGCATAGCATCATACGCTCCATTGTGCATAGCCTTAGGTATATCAGTGGCATTAACTTTACGCATGAATAGGATAGCATCACCGTATTCTTTATTAGTCCGCCAGTGTTCTTCTCCAAAGTCTATCATAGGAAGAACGAAAGTCTTTAGGCTCATATCCTCTAGGCAAGCAGTCCATGAACAGCAGGTTATTAGAGTCTGTCCAGCTTGTAAAGACTCAGCGTCATTGTTTACTGTACGAGTTTCTATATCATAAGCCATGAACACAGCCTGTTCTAAGATGGCAAACGCGTCACTCATATCATCTGGTGTTTCTAATACTTTAAACTTAAGGGATTGTTTAGGTTGCTTTGCTGTCTTGATCTTAGCTAAGTCCTTATTGAGCAACCAACCACCATAGCTAACAGTATGTGACTGAGCCAAGGAGTTGCCTACTATGATAGGTATTTCATTCTGGAGTACACTACCCCTGTAATCATCTAAGGTAGCTCTATCCCCTGGAACACAGTGACGTAGTGTGGATTCATTCACTAGGAAGATAGCTTGGCAATGAGAAGCCTTAGCACGTTGTAACAGTCCACCCATAGTTAAGTCCAGAGACGTGGCAATTAGTTCATAGCCTTGTTTACTGGTGTAATACTTTAGTATGGATAAGTAGTTACTCTCTTGTTGTTGGTAGTTAACTAGTATTCTCATGTTATCCTTTGTTATTAAAGTTACCCCCCATATCTACTCCTCGCCCGAATAGATATGAGGGAGACTTTACAGTTACTCCAACCCTACTTGTAAGACGAAGGGGGAAACCCTAGTCGTAGGGAGTTCTGTTGCTACTCAGTAGGTGGTATGATACGTAGTGATACGTTTTCATATACCTCTGTTTTACTACCTTTCTTAGGTGTGGTACGTATCTTAATAACAGTATTGAAAGATGATCCTTTCATTGTAGAGAAGATATCACCTAAGGATACTCCGTCAAGGTTTGCTACATTCATAATACCCTTAGCGGTTTTCTTAAAGTATCCTAGTCCCTGCTGCGTACCCATGAATGTTTCGGAGAACATAGAGTTGTCTGGTACTGGTGGTTCTCCAGCATTAGCTAACTCTAAAGTCTTCTCTACTACATAGGTTACTCTGATACGCTGTATTGTATCTCCTTCTTTTTCATAGCTCTCAATAGCTGCATCTTTAACCCCTATTGTATATGTTCCTGCAGGGGGTGTTAGATAGTCAGGAGCTTCTGGTACTGAGTCCAAAGAACTATCCATCAATGCTGCTAAGTCTAGGCTTTCATTGCTCATGGTATTGTTTCCTATAAAGATTTAAGTTTAAATAATGGTACTAGTATCAGTACCCCTTTGTTGCACTACCTTAGGCTTCCTCCTTGTGAGTCCAGCCTCGGCAGCATAGTAGCACGCCTCATTACGAGTCATGGTTCTATTCTTTGAGTTAGTACTACGCTCTAAGTTATCACTCTTTTGTGATATGAAGATGTCAGTACGCTCCCCTGTTAGTATGTTGTAGAACTTTATCTTATTCATTTTCTTCTAGACTCCCGTAGGTGTATCATTTGTACACAGTGGTGTATGTCACCCTTACTATCTATTAGTACATACTCTCTACCTTCCTCATCTTCCCACTTCAGTCCGTACTTACCACAGTATCTACATTGTATTCTAAAGGTTTCCTCATAGTCTTCTGTATTAAGAGTCATATCTAATCCTTTCTATTCTACCTTCCTCTAAGTCTATCCCAAGAAAGTCTGCGTCTAGTTGTTGTATATTTTCTACAAACATCTTTAGTACATAAGGGTTTCTTATTATGAAAGGAGTCTCCTCTGTTCTATTGTCTGCTACAGCTTGCGCTTCAGCTTGTTCATACGCAGCAGCTACTTGTCTCAACGTAAGTGCTGGTAGTATGTCATTCATAGTACACCACCCTCTACTAGGATACTTCTCATGTCGGGTTCAGCACCTGATTCTATCTTAGCATTAGTCCTAGAGCCTGTTATATAATCAGTCTTATAGGTGGAAGATGATCCTGCTTTGTGCTTCTTCATACCTATCTCTGTTAGTATTAGGCTACCAAAGTACTTACCAGACTTCATACTAAACTTCTTAGTACCTATGAGTGGATAGAATTTATCCCTAGTTATACCATTAACCTTTTCCTCTACTGGCAATAGGTGGGTGATAACAACTGTATTAGTAAAGCGGGAGGCTTGGAACACAGATAGTATATCACCTAGATACTTACCTAACGCTCCCCAATCATCCATCTTAGCCTAGTAGTCTACATCCTGCCCAAGTGTGGCTAGGTTAAGACAGCTATCCCCAAGCTGAGAACCACTATCTATTACTAGTAGCTCAGAGTGAGTCATCTTTGTTATGTTAACGTATGTGCCAGTAAACTTATTGTCCTTCTTACATGGTAGACAGTTAGGTTTACTATGCTCCTCGCATATATGAAAACCAGTAGGTGATGATATGAATTTGAGTAGACACTCAGCTGCCCTAGGTTCTGTCCTAGTATCAGTTATCTTAATGAGCTCTACCTTAGCCATCTCCTCTGGTGTTAGCCCCATGTGTAGTAGGGTCTCTGATCCATTCTCTAAATCAAACCATACTATCCTAGTTATCTCAGGTATCTTAGCGGCTGTGCCAACCAAGCGTGTCTTACCTGTCTTAGGATTACCATACACACAGATGCTATGATTAGGTCTAACTGCTTTGTGTTGTGCCTCTGCTATATCTCTTAGGTTCATAGGTCATTGCTCCTTAGTATACAAGTTTACCAGCTTCTAGTTTCAATTGGCGATTCTCTAACCCTAGTTCCTCATGCTTTGCGTGGAGTACATTAATATAGAATAGAGCAGCAGCCCCAGTCCTACACATAGCCTTCAGGGATTCTACTTCTTCACCCTCTCCATCTATTTGTGTTGATACCATAGCTATCTCTAGTGCCATAGTTGATAGCTGCTCTGGTTCTGCTTCTGGCATTTGATCTACTATGTTCTGCACGTCTGCCATTAGTGCGTCAAACTGTTCCTTAGGCATAGTGATATCTGGGTTGTTTCTATTTATATCCTGTATGTTACTCATCCTTACTCTCCCTTATCTCTTGTATTAAAGCTGTGTAACCTATCTGATCCACTATGTTATCTCTCTTAGGCTTGTGCATATCACGTACCATCTTTAGTAGAACCATCAGTTGGCATACGTCTTCCTCTTTAAGAGATGATTCCTTACCATACTTCTGTGATAGATATAGATTCCATTGGGCGGCTATGTTACCCATGCAACGCTCAGCACTCCCGTAATCA